CCAAGGATGACGACATCGCAAGTTAGTCCTCGGATTAACTTGTGGTGGAACGCGTCCGCGGCGGTACTCGGGGGGCAGGTTGCCACCATGACTTCGGTCATGGGGCCCTCTGCCAGAGTACCATCGCGTAAGCTTGTGCTTGCGCTCCTTTCTCTCCCCCCCCTTCCTCGAGCCCACGTCTGTGTTGTTGAACAGGCGTGGGAAGCGATCATTGGTGTGTCTGCAGCGTGGCGCCCCTTCCCCATGCGGTGGGGAGGGCGCCTGGCCAACAAGCGACTTATCGAGCTCCAAAAGCTCGCCAAGTGGCTGTTGACCACGTGCTGCAGTCAAGGTACCGGCGCCACCCTCGGGTGGCTCAAGCGCGCGGCTGCCGGCGCCAGGGACACTGCCATTACTGGAGTGCCCCTGACGTCGGAGTCGCGCTACTTGGTTAGGAGGATCCTGATCGGGGACGTCTCTCGAGACGCCCTCGACCAGCTGGCCTTCCTAAGCCGTACTCTTCCACCCGGAGACGAAGTGGTCCGCTCCCGTGCGCTTATAGCGCATCGGGGCGCACTTACCTCGACTCCGACGGTGGCACCAGCCCTGAGGGATTCCGCACGGAGGTTCGCCACTTGGTTTGCGCGCGCGCACATCAAGCGGTCGGATCTCGTCGAGTCCGTATTCCCCTCCCCGTCGGCTTCGGCCAAGACGGGCAGGAAGAATGGAGGCTCTCGTGAGGAAACCCGAAAGCAACACGTTCGGTGGATCAGTGAGCTCCCTGAGGAGCACTGGTCCCGTCCGAACGCGTTGTCTTTCATGGACTACAACGACTTCTTCCTCCCTTCGGAGGTAGAGTCGGTGCGGTCCAATCAGGGATCCGTCGACGTGGCTCGGGCCGCTGCTTGGAAAACAGCGACCGAGCCATCGACCCACCGGGTTACCTGCGTGGCGGAACGTGGGTGGAAGCAGCGGATTGTCTCCGCTCCTCCATCCCACGTGGCTGTCGCAGGTTCGGTACTAAACAAAGCCTTGCTGAAGGCTGTGTCTCGGTACCGCCCGGCCTCGGACTTCCTCCGAGGTGACCGCCGGGAGGCAATGGGCAATGTGATGAAGGGCTCTAGGGCCGGACAACACATTGTTTCCACTGACCTCTCGGCGGCCACGGATCGATTTCCCCTTGACCTCGTTCAAAGCGTGGTCATGGGGTTGTGCGACGGATGGATCGACTTACCACCTCTCTGGTCCGAGGCCCTGCTTGCCCTTACGGGTTCGCAGGGTCTCGCCTATCCGTGGGGTCAGGAGGTTCAGTCATCATGCGGGATTCTGATGGGCCTAGGTCCTAGCTGGCCTATCCTATCAGTAATCCACGCATGGTGGGCTGAAACCTCTTTCGCCACGGTAGGGTTGAACCCACGGCATCAACTCAGCACCTTCGCTATCGGAGGTGATGATTTGTTTGCCCGTTGGCCCAGGGACGTTGTGGAGTCCTACCGTCTGCTCGTCTCTGCCTGTAATGGCAAGCGGTCAGCCGGAAAGGACTTCCTCAGCGTCACTGGCGGCAACTTCACGGAGATTTCGATCTTCGTGAGTGGGAACAACGACGAGTGGAGGTGGTCTCGAGCCATCCCCGTTAAGGGGCTCGTGGGCGCGTCGATCGCGGAGATCGGCGCGTCCTACGAGTCCCTTTCCTCGGACTCCGGGCGAGCAGCGAAGGGGCGTAGGGTCATTAGGACCTTACACCCCGACGCCTGGAAGGCCTGTCGTGACGTTGGCGTCACGCCAGACCTCCCGCGCTCGCTCGGAGGTGCTGGACTCCCTCCCATACGGGGGTCCCTGCAGCGGATTGACATTCCGCTCCGCCAGAGGCTTGCCCTCGGCCGGTTCCTGTATGGAGCCGGTCAGGACACAGTACCTCTGGGGCCACCCTCATGGGTGGAAGCAGGCGACCCGGCCGTGTGGCAGGCGAGGCAGCACGCCGAGGGGCGACTGACTGGTTCTCTGGAGCTGGGCATTCTATCTTACAAGGTAGGTGCGCCGGACCCAGAGGACAAGAGGCGGAAGTTGGTAGTTGATCACCTCAGTGACCAAATGTCCTACTTCGCCAGGGCAAGGATCTTTTCGGAGACTCCTTTCCCATCAGTCGCCACGGAGGTGGTGTCCCTTCGAAAATACAGCCGTTTGGTCAACGGCTGGATCTCGAAGAGAACGAAGGGGGGGGTCCCTTCACGGATGGCACTGGCGAACCGGGTCAATTCCCGTTCGCGATTGCTCACCCGTGCAAGGGAGAACCGGGGCCGCTGGTCCCTTCAGCTAGCTGAAGGGATTCCGGACGGTGGGTCAAACCACCGTCCCATTCTGTGAGCAGAATGAGCGGTTCCCGGGGGTGGCCTACCCGCCGTGAGGCGGACACCGGT